GGTGGCGTTCGAGTACGAAGCGTTGTCGAGAATACCGATAAGCGTAGGCGGAACACGATATATCCCACATATAGCCACAGCCAAAGCTTTCCCGCGTTCATCCAGCATAGCCCAATCAAGCCGATTGTTAAGTACATCGATTTCCATTCCTGCCTCAACCAGCATGACACCGTGACTTTTTCGTAGGCCTGCATATGCCTCTGACATCCTGTCCGTAAGTCTGTTGTCCTTATCCCGATCCCACAGGCGTGGGATTCTCGCTATCAGGCTTGAAAGAAACCCCTGGCCGAAATATCGAGCCTCGAAACCGTCAAGTGCTTTCCCAATCTCCATCCGTGTCCGCTGGAGCGCCACACTACCCTGCCCCATGAGGCCTGTCGGGCTCATCCTCGGAACATGCATGATTTTTTCAGCAGGTAGCGTGGCCGTAAGATGATTGGAGGTATATACGTCGTACAGAATATCACCGAAAGTGGCATCTGTCGGCGTATATTCCGTAATCTGGCTTGAATCGGTAAGTCGATATTTTTTCACACGGTCAGGAAGAAGCGGCCAAAGTTCAACGATTTCTCCCAAGCGATTCCTAACTATCCAGTCGTACTTGTTCCCCCAAAGCTCTGCGTGAAGTGTTTGCGTCGCGCGCCTTGTACACGCGGCCATATCAGGATTCGGGGATATTGTCAGGATTTCCGTAAGTGGGTGATCGGTCACAATGTCGAAACCACCGGATTTGCGCCGGCGTTTCACCTGCGGGTTCAGCGTTTCCATTGTATCGGAAATCGCGGCAATACAGGCGTAAACGGTCGTCACGGTAAGCGCGTTCGTTTCGCTTACGCTTGCACCCTGGATACCGTTTGTTCCGTGCAGATTAAAAAAGTTTCGAAGTTCTTCGGACGTGGCATCACTCGGGATAGGTCTTGCCCATGTCGCGCGTATTTCAGCAAGTGACGGAATCATGAGCGTCCGCCCAATGCACGAAGCAGGCCTACGGAAAACAGCAGAACGCCTGATACGTACAGCGCCGGCCCTACTCCGTAGTCATAAAAAACGCCGGAACCAATCAGTATGATCCCGGCGAATACAATAAGAGAAGTGAGAGGAAATCCGCGTTTTTCGCGTGTATTCGAATACGATTTCATGCGGACATCTTAACGCCGCATGTTTGATAATGTCAAACTCTGTTTTGGGCTATATGTGATGTGATTTTAGCGTAAATATGGTATCTAATTTTTTATATTTAATGAAAATGATATCAGATATTCCGGAAACTCAAACGTATTAAACCGATACCGGCATTTCCGGCACTCACGCCGACGTTTTCTGATCTGGACACGCAGACCTAAAAACCTGGCTATGCACCTGCTCGACAAACTGTTTGTGCGCCCCCCGCACTTTGGACAGTTCATCAGCAATGCCCGCCTTTCTGAAACTTGGAATCGATATCAACGATCATGTTTTCTTCCAGCTTCTCAAATGCCGCAATTTTACCGATTTCCTGTAATACCTCCGGAATCTCACACCTGATTTTTTCAGTCATTGCCGCAATAAGTTCTTGTTCTGTCATAATATCACCTTCACAATGTTTTCGAAGTTATTTTCAAGCCCTTCCCCTGCTATCATCCTGCCCCATGCAAGCAGAAGAGCGTACGCTCCGTCAATCCTTCCCCTCGCTTTCTGCTTATCCGGCTTCACATAGTCACCCCTTGCAATCATTGTCAGATTACCCCAATTCCATGATACGACCGGGTTCCCTTCATGCGCCAGCCCGCCGCGCTCGACTGTTTTTATCAGATTTTTCGCCGGTTCGGACATGTTCGCCGGGGAGTTCAGGATTTCTGTGCAGAACTCGTGACCGGTATCTGTCAACCGGCGTTCCAATTGCCGCGCGCGATACGGATCAATCCCCATGTCAACAATATAGTATCTTCCGGCCAAGTCCTCAATCTCAGACTGTATCATGTCCTCGTCAACGACGCCTCCGGGAGTCGCCGTCAACCACCCGTCGCGCTCCCACCTCTCATAGTCAATTAGGTCCGTTTTCCCTCTTTTCCCTATCCCGTCTTTCGGACACCAATATCTCATGAGCACGATAATTTTCCCGTCTGATTCAACAGGAGGGAACACGAGCGCCAAAGCAGACATATCCCAAATTTCAGACAGATCGAGGCCGGCATAACAGTCCCGTCCTTCCAGTTCTTGCCAAACATCGCGCGTAAGCGTTCCAAGCCGGTCCCACTTCCGCAAATCCATCCAGGCATCGACTGATCCGACATCGATATTGAGTCTGTAACGTTTCCAACTTTCCCACGCGAACTTGTTCGGATCACGCCATGCCCTTCCCATGCCGCGCATAATCTTTGATCTTGACAGAACCTGGCCGGCAGCAGGATTGCATTTGCGGATCATCTCCCATGACGGCGGTTTCTTTTTCACATGGTCCGAAATTTCCTTGTCGGCGACATACAGAATCGGAAGAAAAGTCTTGTCAATCCCCGGATTTCGTCTGACCTCTTCGGCTTTTTTCCGTAGTTTTGAATATATCGATTGCGGGTTGTATTCACCCGCCGTCGTCGGTATCAATATCAATTGCTGTTCGCGGGCCGCACCCGTTTCCTCTGTCAATGTCACCCATAGCCTGTCATCCGGTTGCTCGTGAATCTCGTCAAACAGAATCAGAGAAGGACTCCCACCCTGCTGCCCGCCTGAATCGCCGGAAGTGACGAAATACTCTGAATCCGTTGGAAGATATTCCATGCGTTTCTGGCTACGAACAACCTTGATACGCTTTCGAAGCGCTTCGGTATTCGGGTTGTGTTCCACCATGAAAGCCGCTGCCTTGAACGCGATACCGGCTTGTTTCTTATTTACGGCAGCGCTAATGACCTCCGCACCTTTCTCCCCGTCCCCGGCAAGCCCGTACAAGGCAAGCGCCGCGCATAGCTCCGTTTTCGCGTTCTTCTTCGGTATCAGGATGAACACTCGCTCGTACTGTCTTGTTCCGTCCGGTCGCAATGTTCCGAACACCCTCCAAACGAGATCGAACGCCCAAGGCAGCAATACAAAAGGCTTCCCCTGCCACTGGCCTTTCGTTAGGCAGCAATAACGCTGTATCCAACGCACAACGTGAATCGCTTTCTCCGGATCGTTGATATCAGGCACATCGTCAGGATTGATATCCGGATGGAGCCTGATACCCTTAATGAGTGATTTCGGTAGTTCCATTGGTATTCCATTCGTACATGCATTTTGAATGCATATCCATAAACTCTGTAATATTTAAGAAAATACTGTCGTCTCCGAGTGAAAATGCAAAACCGTTCCCATTGAACCAAACGGACAGATCCCCCTTTTTCCAAATTTTTTGCATGTTTTCAGATTGCATTTTTTTCCTTCAAGTTTTATGCTTTTGTTATATCTCGCAAATCCTCTTCCGTTTCATCAATTTGGATTCTCCTTTGTATAGAAATATAATTCGCACACTTATTTGAACCTTGTTGGCAATATTCGTAATAATTCATTCCAACAATCCTTGATTCTCTTATGGTTCCAGAGTAACAATAATAGGGCTTTTGCAATTATTATTATAGCAATTTTCACATTCTTTTGTTGGGTCATTCGTCATTTTTTCTCCAAATTGTTTCACGTGAAACATTTTTCATGAAAAATCCCCGTCATCCGCCGACGTACCACCGTCTACGCTCATTCGTGATTTCGGCGTAAGTCCGAATTCGACACAGCACTGGCGGAATGCGCTCATTGCCGTGGAAAGCATTCTTACGGCAGGGTGGACCTGTGGCTTGTCTCGTATCTCGATTATCCTTCCGTCTTTCTGCAGAATTTTTTCCAGCTCTACGATTTCCCCATAAGCCCGCGCCAGCGTTGAAAAAAGCGGAAGATCGTCTGTAGTCAACACACCCTTCGAAATCAGTGATTCACCCTCCGAATACCAATACTTTTTCCCTTCCGGCGAAAGCCACTTCGGTGCTTCCGGAAGTTCGGATATTGCCTTAACCGATTGCTTTCTTAGTTGTTTTCGTCTGCCTTTCATATCTTACCCCTTTCAATTCGAATAAAAGCAAATGCTGACGGATTTAAGCTTATTGTGGTGCCATCAGAAACAATATTGTAAATTTTTGATTTCCAAAATTTTTCCTGATCAAAATCCTTGACCTCTGCATCAAACAACTTTTTACCATCATTGTTGTAAAATTCCACTTTTTTCATCATATATTTCGCTCCTACAAAAATGCGATTTTCCAATTTCCAAATCGACTTTAATTCGCAAAAGAC